ATGGCACCACTCTGTTTATTTTTTTTGAATGGTTTATAATTAACAGAGTGGTGCCATTTACTAAAGTTGTGCGGAAATTTAGTAAATGGCACCACTCTGTTAATTATAAACCATTCAAAAAAAATAAACTGAAGCTTAAGCCAAATTTAAATCTATCATCGGATCCTGATGAATATGGAATGAAATTAAAACGCATAAAGGAGAAAAAATGAAGAGTATAAACCGCATAGAAATCTTGGAAAAATTATTGATCTTAAAAGAAGGGATTGACTTCTCAGGAAAGTTCCCAAAATCTGACTGCATTTATTTCTCAAATGAAAAGGCATTCATTTTGAATAATTCCATTGCTATCCAATGTGAAATGGACGACTTCGATTTCAATGGAATTGTCGCCGCTGAATCTCTGCTTGATATTTTCACAAAAGGAAAAAAGGACACTATCTCGTTTTCATACCAAGATGATCAATTGGTTTTTGTAAGTGGAAAATCTTGCTCTACACTTCTATTTCAAAAAAGTGAAGATGATTCAAGAGAAAAAATCAGATCTCCAAAAGAATGGAAATCGTTGCCAAAACTATTTCTAAAAAGTATCGAGTCTGGTATTTTTTCAGCATCAACAGACACATCTCGTCCAGCATTGACCTGTGTTCATATCAAAAAGAACAGTGTGGAAACATGCGATGGATATCGGTTGCTGATAAACAAAATGGATTCAGAAATAGAGGACGAACTTCTTTTCTATACAAAAGATTGTGCAATCATTTCCAAGCTTCCGATCACTCGGTACGGACTCACAAAAAATTGGGTCCACTTCGCAGATAAAAAGCACTCCTTCATTGTTTCTTGCCAACAAGTATGTGAGAAATATCCAATTTTGGACGAGCAACTTATTGATGATGGAATAGCTTTGCCTATACCTAAAAATCTAATACATGTAATCGATCGAGCTGAAATTTTTACAAAGTCGCAGTTTAAAGAAAAGCAAAATATCGAGATCAATGTTCAAGACGGAGTATTGACTGCTCAAAGTACAAATCATTTTGGATCTTACAAAGAAAAAATAAATATAAAGTACAAAAGTAAGCCTGTCAAATTTGTGATCAATTACAACTTTCTCCGTGACTTATTGCCTATTGCAAAAAACTGTTTGGTAGGAGCTGATCGTCTACAAATAAATGGCGAGAACTTCCATCATTTGGTTATGTTGGATACTGGTGAAAAATGAACCAAGGATTTTTTGCTTTGTTGTCAGTTACAATCCGTCCGGGATGTGGCGGAACTTGCAAGCTCTCCGCTCAATGCCACTCCCCGAAGATGCCAGTCACGGGTAAGGGTAGAAAGAAAATCCTGATCATTGCTGAAGCACCGGGACAGCAAGAGGATGAACGGAACACCCAGCTCATCGGAGCTGCTGGTCAAGTGTTACGGGAAGCTTTAAAGACATACGGCATTGATTTAGATCGGGATTGCAGAAAGACAAATGCTATCCGCTGCCGCCCACCTAAAAACAGGAAGCCGACCTCCACAGAAATCCGTGCTTGTGCTCCTCATATCTGGGAAGAAATTAAAACGTTCAAACCGAAGCTGATCATCCTACTGGGGCAAACCGCTTTGGATAGTTTCCTGTTGAATCGAACAGCGAAGCCACCGGGAGCAATTTCTCGTTGGCGTGGATTCACCATCCCTGATCGCAAAGCAGATGCTTGGATTATTTCCACGTTTCACCCAAGCTATGTAATGCGGATGCAGCATGTCCACCATGGAAAATCAGAGGAGGCAAAGTTTTTCTACAAGGACATCAAAGCCGGTTTGAAAAAAATAGGTACTCCGTTTCCCTACCTCCCAAAACCGATTATCAAATTCCGTTTTCCTGACTGGGTCTTCAAGAAAAAGAAAATCGCTTTTGATTATGAAACGAACGGACTCCGACCGTGGAAAATACCCAATCCTAGAATCGTATGTTGCTCAGCTAGTGACGGGAAACAGGCAAACGCTTTCCCGATGGACAGCAGGCAAAAAATGGAAAGATGGCAACGGGTGTTACGATCACCAAGGATTAAAAAGATTGCCCACAATATAAAGTTTGAACATCAATGGGGTCAGTATTTTTTGGGAGTAGAAACTGACGGATGGCTTTGGGATTCTATGTTGGCAGCTCACATGGTAGACAATCGAAAAGGAGTCACCGGATTAAAAATTCAAGCGTATCTTATTCTTGGAGTAGATGACTGGAGCATAGGCGTCACAGTTGGTGGGGAAGATGTTTCAAAAAAGTTGTTGGAGTACAATGCTCTGGATTCCTTTTATACCTACTGGTTGGCATACCATCAAATGAGGATGTTTAAATGAATAATTATACTAAATTTCTTCAAAACAAAAGTCATCTGTCAAATAATTATGGATTTAAACCTTTGTCAGTGCCAGATTTTTTATATGATTTTCAAAAAATATTGGTTGATTGGGCGTTACGAAAAGGAAGATCGGCCATATTTGCAGATTGTGGACTTGGCAAAACTCCGATGCAATTAATCTGGGCGGATAATATAGTTAGGAAAACAAACAAACGAGTTTTGATTCTGACCCCATTAGCCGTATCCGCTCAAACAGTCCGAGAAGGAACCAAATTTGGAATTGATTGCCATCAGTCCCGTAATGGAAAATTTAACAGCCAAAAAATCATAATTACAAATTATGAACGGTTGCATTATTTTAATCCGTCTGATTTTGAAGGTGTTGTTTGTGATGAGTCTTCAATACTAAAAAACTTTGATGGTATTACACGACAAGCTATCACCAAATTTATGCTTAAAAAACCCTATAGATTATTATGTTCAGCAACGGCAGCACCAAATGACTATATAGAACTTGGAACATCAAGTGAGGCATTAGGCGAGATAGGACAAAAAGATATGCTTTCAAAATTTTTTACAAACAACGGAGCTTTTATTAGCCGGTCAGGAACGACAGGAGGAAGATTTGGGAATGCACAAATGAGGGCAAATATATATGAATTAAGACCACATGCAAAACATGATTTTTGGCGATGGGTATGCTCTTGGGCCCGAGCGTTATGTAAACCGTCCGATATGGGATGTGATGATGATGGATTTATTTTGCCTCCACTTACCATCAAACAACATATAATAGACAAAACTTCAAAACCTAAAAACGGTTGTTTATTTGCTATGCCTGCTATAGGATTAAAAGAACAACGAAGTGATTTACGGCAAACAATTGACGAGCGTTGTGAAATGGTGGCCAAGCTCATTAACGCTCATAATAAACCTGCTATAGCTTGGTGTAATCTCAATGAGGAAAGTAAACGAATTACAAAACTTATAAAAGGTTCCATTGAGGTTTGTGGAGCAAATAGTGAAGAACATAAAGAACAAGTATTTAATGGGTTCGCTAAAGGTGATGTCCGTGTTCTTGTGACCAAACCATCAATAGGTGGATTTGGATTAAATTTTCAGCATTGTGCCCATCAAACATATTTTCCCTCACATAGCTACGAACAATATTATCAATCAGTCCGCCGAAGCTGGAGATTTGGACAAAAAAATCCGGTTACAGTTGATATAATAACAACTGATGGACAAAATAATGTTTTATCAAACTTAAAACGAAAAACAAAGCAAGCAGAGATTATGTTTGAGACACTTGTAAAAATGATGTGGAATGAATTAGAAATAATAAAGAAAAATGACTATACACAAAAAGAGGAGACACCGTCATGGCTGTAAAAAATCAAATAATAACTGATAAATACGCACTTTATAATGGTGATTGTGTAAAGGTTATGAACACATTACCTGATGAATGTATTGACTTGTCCATATATTCCCCACCTTTTTGCGGCCTTTATAATTACAGTAGTCATGAAGGGGATTTATCTAATTGCGCGGACTATCAAGATTTTTTTATTCATTACGATTATGTCCTTAAGCGTATAGCACGATTGACAAAGCCTGGAAGAATATCTGCTGTTCATACTATGGATATTCCAGGAAAAGGAAATGGTGGTACTGCAAAAATGGGAAGTGGTGCAAATGTTGGAACAGGTCTTATAGACTTTCCTGGTGATGTAATTCGAGCTCATGAAAAGTATGGATTTATATTTGCAGGTCGTCGGGCAATATGGAAAGAACCTTTAGGAGTTAGAAACAGAACAATGGCAAAAGGATTATCACATAAGCAAATTGTGGATGATTCAACTTTAACTGATGTCGCTAGTGCTGATTATTTACTTATGTTTCGGAAAAAAGGTACCAATGCCATTCCAGTTACACACCCGACGGGTATAATGGAGTATGCCGGAGAAAAATCTATTCCATCAGAATTAAAATCACTCCAAGGATTTAAGGGAAATCAAATTTTAAACAGATATAGCCATTGGATTTGGCGGCAATACGCAAGCTCGGTATGGGATGATGTACGTATTGGCAGAGTTCTTCCGTATAAAGAAAGTCGTGGTCCTGAAGACGAGAGACATATTCATCCTTTACAACTTGATGTAATAGAACGGGCATGTATTCTTTGGAGTAATCCAAGAGAGATAGTCTTAACGCCATTCATGGGTGTTGGGAGTGAGGCTTACGGAGCGGTGTTGAATAATCGCAAAACTATTGGAATAGAATTGAAAACATCATATTATAATCAAGCTGTAAAAAATATGAAAAATATAAAAACAGTACCTTCAAAAATGAAAGGGTTCTTTGAATGATCCGACCGTACAAATTGGAAGGGTACAAACTCCTCCACGACGGCATCCTTGCTTTCGCAGACATTGAAGACACCGGCATCAAGGTGAATGTTCCGTATCTGAAACGGCAGTATACAAAACTATCCGTCCAGTTACGGGCACAACAAAAGGAAATAGAATCAGGGATCGCTGCTCGTCAATGGAGAAAAGAGTTTGGGCCCAAAACCAATTTCAATTCTACTACCCAACTCTCGTCCATGCTCTATAAAAAATGGGGTATAAAATCCACCAAGAAAACGGCGAAAGGAAACCCTGCTGTTGATGATGAAGTGCTTTCCAAATTGTCCACTCCAATCGTGAAACAGATTCTAGCATCCCGGAAAATAATGAAAATCCGGGACACCTACATTCTTGGAATCTTATCAGAGCAAACAAACGGATACATCCACCCATCTTTCAATCTCAATTTGGTGACTTCCTTTCGTGGGAGTTGTGACGGGCCGAACTTTCAAAATAATCCTGTGCGTGATCCAATAACCGGGAAGATTGTACGGAAGGCTTTCATCCCATTAGAAAAGGATCATCAATTTGGTGAGTTAGATTACAGCGGAATTGAAGTAGCTTCCAACGCCTGCATCAATCATGATCCAAATTTGATTGCCTACATCAGCGACCCAACAAAGGATATGCACCGGGATGTTGCCTGTGATTGCTTCTGTTTAAAAAAGGAGCAGGTGGGCAAGGAGATCCGTTACGTTGGAAAAAACGGATTTACTTTCCCGGCTTTCTACGGTTCCTATTTTGAACATATCGCTCCGGCGATGTGGGCGATGGTGGATGAATATAAATTAACAACGGAAGATCACATCCCGCTGTACACTCACTTGGTGATGAAACGAATTGAAGATTTAGGGCAGTTCACAAAGCATATCAAACGGATAGAGGATCGATTTTGGAACGAGCGGTTTGGAGTGTACAACCAATGGAAAAAAGATTTCTACAATATATATCTCAAAAAAGGGTATATTGATATCCCAACGGGTTTCCGATGTTTCGGACCGCTCCGCAAGAACGAGTGTACGAACTATCCGGGACAGGGCACCGCTTTTCATTTTCTCTTGTGGAGCCTTACGCAGTTGCATTGGTGGCTGACAAGAAATAAAATGCAGACAAAAATACTGGGGCAGATTCATGATAGTATCGTATTCAGTTTCCACAAGGATGAAGTCCAAATCGTACTACAAAAAGCACAGCAGATTATGTGTGTGGATATTCTGAAACGGTTCCCGTGGATATGTGTTCCGTTGCGTGTAGAAGCAGAAATCGCCCCGCTAGGAAAAACATGGACAGAGAAAAAGAAAGTAGAAATTTTATGAGCACCTCACTCGCAGTAAAATATCGTCCTGAAAACTTGGATGACTTTGTCGGCAATGAAAAAACTGTTGGAGCACTTCGATCACTTTTCAAACGAAAGGAAGTTCCACACACCTTTCTTTTCACTGGCCCAAGTGGATGTGGAAAAACTACGCTCGCTCGTATCATAGCAGGGATGGTCGGCTGTGAAAAGTTTGACTTCCAAGAGATGAACACAGCAGACTTCCGGGGCATCGATTCTATCCGGGAAGTCATCAAGAACACAACATATGCCCCTATGTGTGGTGAAGTGCGGGTGTGGTTGCTGGACGAAGCTCATCAGTTAAGTAAAGATGCCCAGCATGCTCTATTGAAAGCGATTGAAGATGTTCCTAAACACGTTTACTTTGTTCTCACCACTACAAACCCAGAGAAACTACTGCCCACAATCAAAACAAGGTGCATGCCGTTCCCGGTGGAACCGTTAAATGAAAGTGATTTGATGGAGCTTCTTGTTGATATTATTGAAGCAGAAGAAACATCTGTGCCAAAAGAAGCACTACAACAAATTGTGGATGATAGTAACGGTTCCGCTCGAATGGCCCTGTCTATTCTCGACAAGGTTATTGGAATGGAAAAAAAGGATATGCTCGCTGCTGCTAAACAGACAGCCGTTGAAAAAAGTGAGAGCATTGAACTGTGCCGGGCATTGATCAGCAAGAAAAACTGGAAGGTGATTGCTAAACTGATCGCCCAGCTCAACCAAGACCCGGAACAAGTTCGCCGCGCAGTTTTGGGATACGCTCAAGTTGTTCTTTTGAAGAGTGGAAATGGCCAAGCTTATATTGTGATGGACGCTTTCCGCAAACCGTTTTACGATCTTGGAAAGCCGGGATTGACATTGGCGTGTTACGAATCAATCCAAGGATAAGGCTTTAAAATTCACCAGTCAAAAAATATAATAAGGTATAGAAAAGGAGGTCGAAATGAACTGGTTGGAAGATGTGCAGATCGATCCGGATGCGTTGGATGTGGAATGGTTGAAGCAGGCTCGACTATTCTTAAAGTATGCAGAGAAAGCAGCAGATGCACGAACAGGAGTTGACAGGGCAAAAGAACGGTTGGATGTTGAGGAAGCAGAATTGAGTTTAAAAATCCGAAACAATCCCGCCAGATATGGCATCGAGAAGTTGACAGAAGGCACTCTCCATTCCTTGCTACTCATTGACAAATCACTCAGCATCTTTCGAGATGCTTTCAATGCACGAAAGCACGAATTGGAAATACTTCAATCAGCAGTCCGAGCGATGGATCAGAAGAAGTCGGCACTTGAAAATCTGGTACGGTTACAAGGTCAGTCATACTTTGCAGCACCGGAAGCACCCCGTAATCTTGGAAAGGAGTGGGCAGATTCAGTGGAGCGTGATTCAGCAAGAGGCAAGGTAAAGAAAATTCTGCGGAAGAAAGGAGGGTGACGTGGATTCATTGCGAATGGGATTGGCCGTAATTCTCGGTTCTATCTTTCTGCTCATATGGTTATATGTAGCAGCGAGGGTGACCGGGTTCGGCGTTGCCCGTTCGTTGTGGGAGTTTAAGCGGAAGTTCAATTCAAACAAAGGAGTGAAACGTGAAGAAAAGCAAGAAGACAAGCCTGCGTGACCGTGTCCGCAAGCGAGCTGAAACCCGGAAGAACATCGGTGGATCGGATACGTTGAATCTGCCAGATGATATCGAGTTGTTCAAACCGGAAAAGGGATCGGTGAAGTTGAGCATCATCCCTTACAAGGTGACGGTGGATTCTCATCCGGAAGTCAAAAAGGGTGAGATGTGGTATGAGCGCACGTATCTCCGCCACAACAATGTCGGCCCGGAAGAAAAAACGATTGTCTGTCCCCGGACTATCGGAAAGAAGTGCCCGATCTGTGAAGAGTATCAAAAGCTTCGGCGTGATCCGGAAGCTGAAGATGATGTGGTGGCTGGTCTGCGTGCGAAGGAACGCGAACTGTTCAATGTGGTGATGGACGGCGAAGAAACTGTGATGGTATTTGAGATGAGCACCTTTCTTTTCGGCCAACGTTTGGAGCAGGAAGTTCGGGAGGGCGATGAGGACAATGCTTCTTTCGCTGATACGGAAGGTGGCAAGCTGCTGAAGATTCGGTTCGTGAAGAAGAATATGGGATCATACGATTTCATTGAAGCGGAGCGGATTGACTTCTTCGACCGGGATGACCTGAGCGATGAAGTTGCGGACGCTGCTGTTGACTTGGACAAGGTGCTGAAGATTTTGTCGTATGATGAAATCAAAGCTCTGTTCAAGGGTGGTGGGGAAGATGATCCGGAAGATGATGATGACCCGGAAGATGATGATGACCCGGAAGATGATGACGATCCCCCGGAAGATGATGACGATAAGCCCGATCCCTCGGTCAAGAAAAAGAAAGCCAAAGCACCGCCGGAAGATGACCCGGAAGATGACCCGGAAGATGATGATGATCCTCCAGACGGTGATGATGATGATTGCATAGCCTGTGACGGCACTGGCAAAACTTCCAAGGGGAAGAAGTGCCCGATCTGTCAAGGCACCGGCGGGGCCGCATCCGATGATGACGATCCCCCGGAAGATGACCCGGAAGATGATGATGATCCTCCTCCCAAGAAAACCAAAAAGCGGAAGATCAATCGCAAGAAGTAACTGACGAAAGGCCACTGGGCTGGGAAGTGACTAACCAGCCTTTCTTGCTATGAAAAAACTTGTACGACAGATAATCCGTGGTGCAAAAAAAGAGTCTGCACCAACTCCAAAAAGATTTTTTCCAACCGGCTTGACTGTTCTTGACCTTGCTCTTGCTGATGAGTGTGGTGGATTTGGTGCAGGCAAACTCGTTAACATTATCGGGGATCATTCCAGCGGCAAAACATTCCTCTCGCTCTCTGTTTTGGCAGAGGTGGCAAAAGCCTTCCCTGATTACAAACTTGTTTTTGATGATGTGGAAGCAGCCAATGAATTTAACCTGCACAAATTATTCCCCGGCTGCTCCAAGAAAATTCAACCACCTTGTTACGAACCTGACGGCACCGCAGTTCACAGCCAAACGATCCAAGACTTCCAAGCTCACATCCAGACCCTGCTAAAAAAGAAAGAGCCGTTTATTTATGTTTTGGATTCATTTGATGCATTGACTTCTGATGAGGAACTGGAGCGAGCTGACAAGATGCTGAAGGCACGAGAATCAGGAAAGGAGAAGGTGGCCGGTACATACGGGATGCACAAGGCAAAGCACTCCAGTGAAATTCTCCGGATGATTGTGAGCGGTTTAAAAAAGACTCAAAGCCTTGTGATCATTATCAGCCAGACAAGAGACAACATCGATCCAATGTCCTTCTCCAAACGTACCCGATCAGGTGGGAAGGCGCTTGGTTTTTATGCGTGCTATGAAATTTGGTTAGCAATGGAAAAGAAGTTGCGGGTAGAAGTAGAAAAGCGGAAGCGGGTGGTGGGTGTAATGTGCAAAGCAAAAATCACCAAGAATAAAATGACCGGCAAATCCCGCGAGCTGTCCTTCCCCGTTTACTATTCATACGGACTGGATGACATCGGAGCCAGCATTGACTTTCTTGTAGGGGAAGGGATATGGAAAAAATTAGCTGGTGGAAGAATCACTGCCGGGATTTTTCAAAGCGCCTTCACTCGCTCTTCGTTGATCCGATACATCGAAGAAGAAGGCAAAGAGCAGCTTTTGAAAAATGTCGTTGCTGGTGCGTGGAAGAAGATCGAAGACAGCATGTCGATTCAACGGAAACCGAAGTACAACTGATGTCCAAGAGCACCACCATATTATTCGACAGCTCATACATAGGCTATCGGGCGCACTATACAACCGGGGCGATGGGACAGGAGGATCCAACTGGAATTGCTTTCGGGTTCCTGTGGACAATTCTGCTAATGGGCGAGAAGTTCAAAACCAACCAGTTCATTTTCTGCTGGGACTCGGCTGGGTCGAAGCGGAGGAAGGTTTTCAAGGAATATAAACTGGTACGACGTACATGGACAGAGGAACAGAAAAATGAAAAGGCCAGAATTTTCTACCAATTCAACCGATTGCAACACGACATTCTCCCTGCTATGGGATTTGGAAATAATTTATCTGTCGGGGGATATGAATCAGATGATATTATTGCCCAACTCGTTATTGATAATCCCAAACAGATGTTCATTACCGCAGCATCCGATAACGACCTATACCAGTTACTCAAGTATAAAAACTTTGTGATGTATGATCCAGCTCGAAGAAAAACATTCACCGCATCTGATTTGTTTTTAAAGCTGGGTATCCCGGCAAGAGAATACCTGACTGCTAAATGTCTCGCCGGTTGTAAGTCAGATGAGGTTCCGGGGATTCCGGGGATCGGGATTGCTACCGCCTGCAAATATCTGAAGGACGAACTCAATCCAACATCGGCTACCTACCGAAAAATTGCTGATGCTTCCCCTTCCCTAATGAAGCGGAATATGTTTCTGATCCGGTTGCCGTTAACTGGGCTCGATCCCTTTCCAATCTCACCGGATACTCTATCAGAAAAGAAAATCAAAAAGGTTCTTAAGATGCTTCAGTTCAGTTCGTTTTGGGACAAGGAAACATTCAGCAGGTGGCAACGATTTGTGGAAGGGGATTTTGGATGAAAAAAACAATGTGGTGTGGAGTTGACAACGGCGTAAGCGGGAGCATAGGCTTTGTAGCGGAGCAGGCATATTCAATGGTCTGTATGCCTACCAAGTCAGAGCAAAGCTACACGAAAAAGAAAGCCAATATCACCCGGATCGATTGGCTTCAACTCATACATGTTTTCAAAGAAGTTAAAAGGGAATACATTCTCCGGATTTATCTTGAGCGGCCGATGGTGAACCCGACAAGGTTCAAAGCCTCTGGGTCTGCCTTGCGAGCGTTGGAAGCCACTCTCATCGTATTGGAATTTCTAGGGTTGCCTGTTACTCAATATCTTGACAGCAGGGAATGGCAATCTCTCATGCTCCCGAAAGGTTGTAAAGGACCGGAGCTGAAAAAAGCAAGTATGGACATCGGGTGCAGAAAGTTTCCTAACCTATCAGTATTGATACGACAGGAAAAAGATGCCGATGGATTACTGATCGCTGAATGTGCAAGAAAGGAAGGGTGGTGATGAGCTGGTACATCCGATTTATTTTATGGGCTATTCGGTGCAAGCGGATTGAAGCTAGGACAATTAAAGGAGAGTGGAATCTGTACGTTAATGGCATGGGAAGACTTTGTGTCGTTAATACAAAAACAGAAAAGTATCCGGGATTTTCAGGTATTTTTTCTGTGTCAGATAACGAAGGCAATATGTTCCACGTGGAGAAATGGTAATGAGCTGGTATATCCGATTTATTTTATGGGCTATTCAGTGCAAGCGGATCGAAGCCGGGGCAATAAAAGGTGACTGGCGTTTATACGTTGATGGAAAGGGGAAACTTTGTGCCATTAACATAAAAGAGTATTCAGGATTTTATTATATATCAGATGGTGATGGAAATATATTTCATACGGAGAAATACCAATGTTAAACACACTCGTCATTCAAAACTTTCAAAGCCACAAGTTCACCAAGCTGAAATTCAATAACGGGATCAACATCATTCACGGACAATCTGACTCTGGCAAGACAGCTATCTTTCGTGCCTTGCGCTGGGCTGTTCTCAATCGACCACTCGGCGATGCCTTCCGTTCAAACTGGGGTGGAGAAACATTGGTGGAAGTGGAAATGGATAATGGCCGGTGGATTTCCCGGAACAAGGGAAAGAATCAGAACAACTACACCACCGGCGGGAACAAAAAAGAGGAGCAGTTGTTTGAGGCTTTGAGTACCGGAGTGCCTGACCAAGTATCTTCTGAATTTAACCTGTCGGAAATCAATTGGCAGTCACAGATGGATTCTCCATTCATGCTTTCAGAATCCGCTGGTGAAGTTTCCCGGCAGCTCAATGGCGTGGCTGATCTGTCCAAGATAGATTCCTCAATGGAAGCTGCCAACCGTTTTGTGCGACAAGTAAAAATAGCGATGTCTGAACTCGTCTTCCTGAAAGAAGAAACTGCCAACCAGTTGAAGGCGTATGATAATGTGGACCGGATGGGCAGCACACTTGATTTACTTGAAAAGAAAAAGAATACAGCGGACCAGTTTCGGGATAAGTTTGACAAGGGGATCAGTCTGCTTGCCGATGCTGAAGCGAAACGGGCGGAACTTGAAAAAATACCTCTGCTACCGTTAGCCGAAGTGCAGACCTTGTGCTCCAGTATCACTGAGCTCCATCTACTCCGAGAAAAAGCTACAAGACTCAAAGCCGGAATAGCGGGTTGTGGGTGGGGAAGAGTGTCCCTCCGATCAATTAGCAGCATCCCAGACACTACTGAGATCGAAGCGAAGTTAATAAATGATCTGGTTGACGCAGAACGGAGATGGGGTAAGTTGCGTAGTTTAACAATGACAAAGAAGGACGCTGTGGTGATACTGGAGAACTGTCAAATGGAACTTACAGATGAAGAGAAGTTGTTCGTTAAACTTTTTGGCAATGTCTGTCCCTTATGCGGGAAGCCAAAATGAAGAGAACCATTTTCAGGGTGGTCGGTGGAACAAAAGCATACGTCTACCTGAAAAAGAAATCATGGATTGAGAAAGGCATAAATGTAAAAATGGCAGTAGACCGGGAAGAGTTTGAATACGATTGGATGAGACTGAAGAACAAACGGACGTACAACAAACGGGAAGGAATTAAAAATGGCATACGATTATATCCTCGCCGCTGACATCCATCTGAGAGAAGATACCCCGGCATGCCGGACAGATGACTTCTTGGATGCACAGTTTTCCAAGCTGGTTTTTATCAAGGACCTGTGCGAAGAAAATGATTGCCCCTTGCTAGTAGCCGGTGACCTATTCCATCATTGGAAACCTAGTCCGTTCCTCCTATCCCGATGTCTCGAACTTTTGCCTAAGGAAGTGATCGCAATACCCGGCCAGCATGACCTCCAGAACCACTCGCTTGAAAACCTGCATAAAACGGGCTTCAACACGCTTATCCAAGCCGGGAGAGTACTTACCCCTCCCCAGCCCTGTTCGTTCGTTACAGACGATCCTAGACGGCTTTATGGGCTATCCTATGGGGAAGTGATGTCTACAGAAGTTAAGAACCTGCCAGAAAGGAGTATTCTGCTGCTCCACACCCTAATCTGCCTCCAAAAGCAGCCGTGGCCGGGAGCGGAAGCAGCTGTGGCAGATAGCCTATTCAAAAGGACGAATGCCTCCTTGATCCTGACCGGAGACAATCACCAGCAATTCACGGCTTGGTCAAAGGACAAAAGTCAGCTCTTGGTGAATCCCGGTTCGATGATGAGGACCAGCTCCATCCAGAAGGATTTCTGTCCGGCTGTCTACGGATGGAAGAAAGGAAACAAGCTGATAAGAATCCCGTTACCGATCAAGCGTGGAGTTGTCCAGAAAGTAAACACGCCTGACGTAGCTGAAAAGGAGAAACGATTTGAAGCGTATATCCGGCAGATGAAACACCATACAGAAGTTGGATTGTCCTTCACGAAAAACATGGAGGAGTATTTGAAGACGAATCGAACCGGCACCAAAGTACAAAAACTAATATGGGAGGCGATGGACAATGAAAAATAAACTCGACCGGCTTGCGGAGATCAAAGAAAAGATCGACGAACTGAAGCAGAAGAAAGCACAGATCGAAGGTTCGCTGGAAGTCATCAACAAACAATTGAAGGAGGAGTTTGGAACCGATGACATCAAAAAGCTGGGCAAGCTGTTGATCTCGTACAAGGAAAAATACGATGCCTTGGATGTGGAGGTGGCTGCTGGACTGGAGAAACTGGAGGAGCAGTTGTCATGATGGACCTGAAACAGATTCGGGAAGTGATCAGCCGGAAAACTGGTGAGCGTGACCTGTTGACGAGACAGTTGAATGAGTCTGTCCAGAAGTTGGAAGAGGCAAAGGAACTTCAACAGTCGTCCGAGAAGGCGGTGGAGATAATCCAAGTGGTTGCTCAAGCCACCCAGAAGCAATTGGAATATCACATCAGCGAAGTGGTGACGCTTGCCTTGTCTGCTGTGTTTCCCCGACCATACAAATTCGTGGTCAACTTTTGTCTGAAGCGGAACCGGACAGAAGCTGAATTGGCTTTGGAAGACGATGAAGGAAATCAAGTAAGTCCAATGGATGCTACTGGTGGAGGTGTGGTGGACATCGCTTCATTTGCTT